AGAATGATTAAGATTTGCTGTACGTGTAAAAAGGAAAGGGACATTACGGAATTTCATAAAAACCGAACTCGGAAGGATGGTTATCAAGCATATTGTAAGATTTGTGCCAAGATTGTTCAGGGCCGTTATAGTAAAACTAACTATGGTTCTGGCAGTGGTACTATGAGAGGCCATCAAACTCCAATGTATAACGATTATTCGGGGGCTATGCACTGGTAGGAGTATATCCAATGCCGACAGAAGAAGAACAGATAAGGGAAATTGAGGATAAGATTGACATTAAAGAGGCCTTGAAGGTTTTAAAGGATCCTAGAAATATATCATGGGAGAGGGTTAAGAAGGAATTGGGGTTGTAGATAATGGGCAAAGTACATTTATCACGTAGCGAAAGGTTGAATAAGTTTATTAATATGGACGCCCGAGCAGGTCGACAGATTAGACACCTATCGGATATGCACCAGCAGGTTATCGCGTTGAGGAAGTCAGGAATGGCTAATAAAGAAATAGCGAAGGCTGTGGGCATATCTGAGGAATGGGTGAAGGTAGTAAGGCATAGTTGGTTAGGAGAACAAGAGGCGGATAGACTGGACGAGCTCCGAGACGATGTGGTGTTGGACTTTATGGGCAAAATGCAAAAAGGCCGTGACTTTGCGATTGACTTTCTCCTTGACTCTCTGGACATTACTACGGAGGCGGGTGCCAAGCTCGTCAACATGCCGGCATTGAAGGTTAAGGTCTCAATGGACATGCTGGATCGTACTCCTGAGGCTGCCAAAGTAACCCGTGTACAAAGTACCAAGATCGTCGCCCATGCCACGGTAGACGACCTTATACGGTTCAAAGAGCGTGCTAAGGAGATTAGGGATGCCGCCGCCGAGGCCGCCCGTATTGCACAGATCGAACAAACCGAACCTATTGATGTAACACCAAAGGAGGTCCAAGATGCCGCAACATAATCAACTAACAACCGAAATGACCCTGCAGGGAGGCATGGAACGACTTTATGCCCAGATGCAGGCACAAGAAGTTTTTCAAGACAGTATAACTTGGCAAGTTGTTACATTTGGTGTCCTCAACGCGGAGCATATTTATTGGGGACCCTTACAGTTCCATCCCATCGTAACCCCCAAAGCATCTATACAACTTACAATTTTTTCCGTCGGTGTTGTAGGCGTCCGGCGATATATCAACCCGATGGTTAATGTACCCAATGTGGCGTTTCAGATGGAGAATATGAACAACATGGGTAATGTACTAAATCCATTGTACATATACCCTAATGCCGTCGTAGCTCTTGATGGTTTTGCCCAAGAAGGTGGGAAGATAATTCCCGCCAATATAGTATACAAAACAGATTGGTTTAAACCCATAGGAAGTACTGATTATATGTGGCAAATCTGGAACGCAGCTACACAAGGAGATGCCATTATTAGCGTTGAGGTAACCGTACGATTGAATTAATCGAGGCGCGAAGCGCCTAGGAAAGTCGTACTTCGTCGCAACATAGGAGATAGAAAGCTATGCCAGACCCGGGGCCGGATAGGGCAACTGTATTTGTACCTGAGGAAGAAATGGCAGCAAATCGCTTGTGGGGATGTAAGGATGTCGTAAGGGACTTTGAGGAGACATATCGTAAAGCGAGGGCGGGTCATAAAAAAATATGGTGTGAAAAATGCGGCTGTAAAACATTTCATTCCTTCATACGTGAAGTTTGCGAAATTCCGCCGTGGGAAGAGTGTAAGGGGAATTGGTGTGAGATTTGTAAATTAAGAGGACATATAGAAGAATTAGAGGAAGATAATAAGTTGGAAAAGGAGGAGTTTTGTAGTAAAAGGCTGCTGCACTATTTGTACTCAGAGCAGTCTATTTTATTAACCCACACATAGCCAGGTCGGTAGGAGGTAAAAAGCTATGCAGGAAGTAAATTCAAGGATCATTGATGTAAATGGATTTGGAGGACTCGACGACGGACTTGAGGTACGAGAAAGTGCCCTATCCGCAATTAGTGTGTATGAAGCCAAGGCCCTAGACGGAGAACTGTATGTCACCTCGGTGTACAATGCATTTGGCGTAGGCGCCGTACTTGATTTTCGTCTAATGTCCCAAGCAATCCGAAAGATTAAGTTCATTGTCGAGGCCAGAGACAACCGTATCCGTATGCAAATTTATCAAGCACCTACGTTTAACGCAAATGGCGCAGTTCTAACTGCCGCCCCACCCACGTTCGGTGTAAACCTTACTACAAACTTTATTTGGCAGGCTCCCACAGTTGGGGCGGTTGGCACACTCCGCTTCGACGGTTTAGCCGGTGCGGTGATGGATTATCTTTACACGATCCAACCATTAATCGAATACCTTGTTCGTTTTACCAATGTTAGTGGGGTTGCCAATATCGCAAGTATCAACATCGGAACCTTTATCTAAGGAGATTTGATTATGAAACGATTACATAGTTTTATTGGCGTAGCCATTATTTTACTATTTGTGTTTAGTATTGGTTGTGCTGGAACAACTCAGTCAATGAAGGACTTTTCCGAGAATTACCAAGAAAACTCCATAGCCTTCCGCGAACTTGCCCAGATCACAGCTAAAGATTGGCTGATAGGTTCTGGTGCGTTAACCGCATTGTTAGAGGGCAAACCTAATGCTGAGTGGGTTATCGAGGCATTAGAGGCAGTTGATAAGTGGTTCTATGACGAGGAATTAAAGGAGATAGAGAACCCTATCCTTGACAGTTGGCAACTTGGTTATATCCTTGGTAAGAGGGCCTCGCTTACTGGCCCAATTTTCAGGCTAATGCTTGAACAATATGCACCTGGAATCTTTAGTATCCTTGAGGTCGGGGCATTTCTGGCCTTCTTGGGATTATAGGAGGACACCATGTTTAAAGATGTGGATGATAAACTCCTTGTAATTGCCGCCGTATGGTCGTTACTGGTAATAGCCATGGTTGTTTGGATAGTAATGGGTGAGTTTCCCTCAGCCCTAGAAAAACTGCTCACGTTTGGTCTAGGCGGTTTATTTGGCATGGCTGTAGGTAAAGTCATAAACGGGATTACCAGTCAAGACGGAACGTCAGGGCAGTCAGACCCTCTTAGGCATATAACCACAGTGCAGGATAATGCTACGGACGAGGATTAATTTATGCCCGCAGGATTTGATAAATGCGAGAAGGCGGGGGGACGAATAAGAACCAAGAAGCTCTCTGGTGGCCGTTATATGAAGATTTGTTATCTCGACGGCAAATCCTATGCCGGCGAAGTTAAGAAGAAAAAGGGCAAAAAGTGACCGAACCCCTTGAAAAATTTGAACAAACCCGTCCTCTCTCCCATGACGAACTTATAGATGGGATGGAAGATGTTATGGTCGAGTGTGCGCTTGACACAGCCGCATTTGCTAAAACCTTTATGCCCCATCGTTTCGAGCGTCCATTCGATCCACCTTATGAGGAACTCTTTAGCATCCTCGACGATGATACTATTGACCGAGCGGTAATAGCAGCCCCAAGAGGAACAGGTAAGACCTCAGTTGATGCCATTGCCTTTCCTGGTCGTAAGATTTGTTACCAGGATTGTAAATTCGTTGTCATTGTCTCCGCCACTCATGCCCTCGGCGCCAAAATTGTCAAACAACTCGGTCGAGAACTGACCGAAAATCCAAATATCAAAAAAGTCTTCGGTGAACTCAAAGGTTCCCGTTGGGCCGAAGGTGAGGGTGATCTTCGTACCTCAACCGGAATCAACATCCTCGCCCGTGGCGCAGGACAACAGGTACGTGGCCTTCTTGAAGAGGGTCGTCCTGACTTGATCATTCTCGATGATTTGGAAGACTCTGAACCCTTCCGTATAGGTGATGCTACGGAGTATGTTCGGAAGACTTGGGAATGGCTACGTACTGACCTTTTAAACATCATTGATCGTTCGTCTCCTAACACCCGTATAATCTATCTTGGCACCGTCCTGGGCGAGAATTCCATCCTCCAACGCTTGTTAGAAAATCCTCGTTGGAAGTCAATTCGCCTAGAACTCTGCGACGACAATTATGTATCCAATTATCCTAACTACATGACCACCAAAGCTGTTAGGGAACTCGCCGCAGACCATCGTGAAGAAGGAGACCTTGACTTTTTCTTTAGGGAATATCGTAATATCCCCATTGCTGGCGAAACCGCGGTATTTCGTAAAGAGCATTTCAAGTATTCGGATGAAGAAGTAACCAAGAAGGACGGAACGAAGGCCAAATTCATCGACACCATTCCTTATCTTGAAAGAGCCGTTATTGTCGATCCTGCAAAGACAGTAAACATTGCCTCTGCCGAATCCGCAATTATGGGTGTAGGTTTTAGTGCTTCAAAGAAGGCCATTATCCAACTTGATTGTATCCACGCCAAACTCGAACCAGACGAAATCTATAAAGAAGCCTGGATGATGGCACAACGTCTTGGCACCTATATCATCGCCTGTGAAACAACCTCACTTGAGCTTTTTATTGAACAACCCTTTAATACCTTCTTACGACTTAAAGGCTATCCACCCATCGTAGCCCTTAAAGCCCAGGGGCACAAACAAGACCGTATCCGAGAGCTTTCTCCTCTCTACCGTATGGGTTTTATCTACCATCACCCTGATGAGAAAATCCACGCCCCACTTGAGAATCAATTACTTGCCTTCCCACGTTCCAAACTCTGGGATGTAATGGACGCCTGGGCATATCTCTTAAAACTCTTTCACCTTTCCAACCGTATGTTCGTAATGGACGAAAAAGAAGATTCTAAAGCCTTTGAAGAAGAGATAGCGATGTTGGATAAAATGGACAAAGGACTTGAGGATTTTGACCAATATGAACTATCACCCTAGGAGACCACCATGGAAGACACTGAACTCAATACCCATTTCACTTACATAAAGGAAAAGATAGACAAAATAGACTCAGATAACATGAAAGACCATGGAGAAATATTTACCAAACTAAATACTTTAGCCATTGAAGTTGCCAAACTTAAGGTTAAATCCGGTTTTATAGGTGCAATCGCGGGAGCAATCCCTGCAAGTATAATTGCAATTTATTTTTACATAAGGAGTATAGCAAAATGAAATTCCGAAAATACACAGCGGTATTAACCGTACTATTAATGTTATCCATCGCCACTTTTGCCTTTGCCCGTATCTCAGTACAGGTTGGTGATCTCGGCGCTATTACAGGCCCCGCTATTTGGGCTAGATTTGCCTCTCTCGACGCCGCTGTTATTGCTATAGGCGGTGCAGATACAACGCTTATTATCAACTATCCCCTGCCTGTACTCGCAAATGTTACCACCCCCATCACACTTAAACTAGAATTTAAAGCCGGTGGGTCTTTAGACAGGGCCCCAGGTACTATTACTACAATCAACTCCCCAGGACATATTGTTGCTAGTCGTAGACAGCAAATATTCATCGGAACCGGCGTTACACGGTGGACAGAAAGGGGGACCGCCCAGATTCATTGGTGGAACGATGCCGCAGGTGATGGGGCCACCGATTCTGGTCCTGCCTTTAACGCCGCTATAGCTTCTAATATAGGCATGTTAAAACTTCCCGCCGGAAGATATTACATTACAACCCCAATAGTTGCTGGTTATTCACCTTGGATTGTTGGTGAAGCTATACCATCAACATCTAATGTCACCAGTCCACATAGCGTATATATGGATAGCGTCGTTGACGGAAACACTTTTACTTTTAACGGTGCAGCAGGCATAAATACTGGTGGTGCTGGCGGATTTCGCAATATAATATTCTCACAAAGGTCTACTTCTGGTAATGCACATACGGCGGTAAGTCTTGATGGCGCTGACGATCAGCATCGAGTTACTTGGTTCTTTTTTGAAAATTGTAACTTTGACAGATATACAGCCATTTCGGATTACTGGACTTACGGAGTACATGCTGATGGCATGACAGTAGGCGGCGCGGATGGATTGCGCCACATCTATTTTAGTAAAGGCCGAATCAGTAGTGATAGTACGGTTGGGGCCGGAATTTATCTTGATGGTATTGCTAACGTCTATATAGATAGTCTGCAATTTCATAGTGGCCTTGTATCTATTTATATGACCGGGGATGCTATAACTAAAACAGGAAATGTTCATATTTCTAATTCAGCTGGTCTAGTACTTTACGCCGATCATGCAATCTCTATTCGTGTTATCGGTGGTGGATGGACTACAATAGAAACGACTGCTAATACCTCTAATAGCCATTTTGCCCCTAACTATGTTGGGGAGGTAATTTTAGGTGAGGGTAGCAGCGCGTTCATCGGTTATCACACTACTCCAAGTACCACCTTAGCCTTGCAAGCTCGTGACTATTCCTTTTATGTAGCACGTGATGAGGACGCTGGGGATAGTAATAATATTACGGCCCTAAAGATAGGTAATTATGGAGATGATCAGGGTTCGGCAAGTTTTAGTTATGAAAATGCCGCAGCCGTGGCCAGTCCAGAAACTGCATGGAGGTTTATCCCGCGAAATAACGCTGATGCGGCTGAGGTGTTAATAGGTATTATAAGCATGACGAAGGATGCCGGTGCTGATACGGGCCAACTTGAAATGGACATTGATGATGTCTCTGTAAATCATGGAACATTTAGGACATTTGGGCTAGTTACAGCTTTAGCCATAAATGGCACGTTCGGTCCAGCAGACGGTAACATCTTTGATATAGATAATACCGCAGGTGCTAATATTGATTTTACTCCTGTTGGCGTCTTTCGGACATTTCATATGGTAATCGTAAATGAACGTGGCGGTAATGATACGGTAACATTTGATCCTGCCGGCGCAAATGTAATAATTGCCGCAAATAAGATGGGCCTGTTTTTCTATAATGGAGGAACTTGGGAAGGCGGACAAATTGATTAATAGGAGTACTTCATGCCAGAATTTAATCCCTGGGGTTATCTAAGCGACCTGTATGATGTCGATATGGAGAACGACAACTTTGGATATGATTATCCAGAGGGTCTTGATCTACGTCCGAGATCGACCAATGATCTGCATACCCTAATCAAGACAAGAATCCTTCGCGCCGCAGATGATTCTTACGCCGTGATGCAGGAGCGTTTCCCTGCTTGGCGTGAGATCGACCAGACTATGACGGGGTTTATTCACACGTCGGACTATGAAAAGAACCTTAAAAAACGTCCCGATGAGGATGTGGCAAGTGTGACAAAGCCTATAAGCATCGTTGTGCCGAACTCGTTTGCCGTAGAGGATACGATCCTTACATATCTCTCACAGGTTTTTCTAGTCCCACCTGTCTTTGGCTATGACGGTTTTGGTCCAGAGGATGAGGCCGCGGGTAAGATGCTTGAGGTTCTTGTCAGCCAACAGGTTAAAGCCACCCGTGCCGCACTTGATCTTCATACGGCTTATAAGGGAGGCTTACGTTACGGCCTTGCTGCATCTACCATGCGGTGGCTGGTACGCACGGGCCTCAAGACTCGTAACGTAGAGCGGCAGGTTTGGGGCATCGACGGCTCACTTATTCGTACAACCGTGGATCGGGAGACCTCCGAAGCTATTCTATTTGAAGGCAGTGATTTGACCAACATTGACCCCTACCGTATGCTTCCTGATCCTGGTGTAAGTGCCCATCGTGTACGTGATGGAGCGTTCTTTGGCTGGACAGAGATTATTGATTATGAAACACTCTTGGCCGAAGAACAATATGATCCTGAACTATTCAACGTCCAATACCTTCGTATGGTCCCTGGCCGTCAGAACTTTTCCAAGTACACCATGGACCTCTCCGACCGTGAAATGTTTTACACCGGTTCATCCGGTAGTGGCATAAAAACCCCATCATCTACACGCAAGATAACCATCGTAAATATGTACATGACTATTATTCCTTACGAATGGCAACTAGGCAAGTCTAAAAACCCCGAAGTGTGGTTCTTCCGTCTTGCCGACGACAAGGTTGTCCTGACTGCCCAACCCCTGGGCCTCAACCATGGCCAATTCCCTGTAGCCGTTAATGCCCCGGAATTTGATGGCTACTCCATAACGCCCATTTCCCGGCTTGAAGTTGTACAAGGTCTGCAAGTCATATCCGACTGGATGATCAACTCCCATGTCGCAAATGTTCGTAAGGCCATCAACGACATGCTAATTGTGGACCCCTCCCTAGTCCACATGCCAGACTTTAAAAAGCCGGGAGCGGGGCGTTTGATTCGACTCAGACGAGAGGCCTGGGGCCGAGGTGTTAAAGAAGCTGTAAGCCAACTTGTTGTAACCGATATTACCCGCCAGCATATACCTGACTCTGCCTTTGCCAACGACATGATGCAACGTGCTACGGGGGCAGTTGATAGTATGCAAGGTATAATGCGTTCAGGCGGTGAAAGACGTTCTGCAACCGAAGCCGGTGCATCAACCCAAGCTGCTATATCTCGCCTTGAACATATAGCCTTCCTGACCTCCATCATGTACATGCAAGACCTTGGAATGTTCTACGCCGAACATACACAGCAACTCATGACCCAAGAACGACAGATGCGGATACTTGGTGACTGGCCTGAGGTGTTACAAAAGGAATATGGAAGGGCGGTTACTATTGGTCCCAATGACATACTTATAGACTATGACCTCATTGTCAAAGATGGCAGTACGGCTACAGCCGGTGCGGTCAACGGGCAATTTTGGATACAGTTGATTCAACTTGCCTTAGCAACTCCTGCCGTTGGTACACAACTTGATATTATGAGGATGTTTCTACATGGCGCACGGTTGGCTGGCTATAAAAACGTCCAAGAGTTTGTAATCAAAGGTGGCAATATGTCTGCCGAGATTAAAGAGGATATGGAAGTTCAGCGTGAGGTCGAACGTGGCAATTTAATCGCAACCCAAGAAGCAGCTGAGGCCAAAAAAGCTGCATAGGAGGTTCAATTCGATGGTCGAATCCAACCGTAGCGATGAGCTTGATCCTTACAAAGATGTAGATACCTATTTAGCTGATAAACTTGAGGGCTTTGGTCTGTCAGATGTTGATGAGTTTGAGAAACATCCATTCTGGCAACTATTTGTCGAGTCTAACAACCATAAGGCCGAAAACTTATCAGACAGGATAATCCAAGGAGACATTGGCCTATATGTTCAGGCCGATCCTAGTGATTACTTTGGTGCTAAATATCGTACAAACGAAGCCATGCGAGGAGCTGTAATCGAATTAGCAGGTATGAGTTTGTTCCTACAAGATGTTAGGGCTTCAATAACGGCATTCTTAGAAGAGGAAGGCATGCAAATAGAGGAGGAGATAGATAATGGCTGAGATATGGAACGCATTTCTCGAAGATTATAGGGATGAAGTATTTGATTGGTCACTTCGTCTCACACTAGAGGTTTTTTGGGAGTACTGCCAAGATGGTAATAAGGCGGTTGCGGAATTTTTCCGGCGCAGAAACCTTAAATTAGTTCAACCACAAGAAAGGGAAATAAAATTACGAGGGGAGATAGACAATGACAGTTAAAGGCATAGATACAGATGCTACCGAAGAAGAAGTAGTAGTGCCAAATGACCAACAAGACCTTATAGAGGGTCTACTTTCCGACGAGCCTGTAGAAGAGGAGGTTCAAGAAGAGGAAGAGGTTGTAGAGGAAAAACCCGAGGAAAAACCTGAGGAGGTTGAAGAAGAAAAACCTGAACCCGAAGAGGAGCCAGAGGTTGAAGAAGCAGAGGTTGAAGAAGAAGTCGAAGAGAAACCTTCCGAAGAAGAGGAAGAGGACGAAGTTACTGATGAAACCCCTGAACAGGTATTAATAGACGCCAATGAAAAACTCAGGGATCAAATTATAGCAATGGCCGAGCAGGATTTTGGTGTTAAGTCTCCTGACGATGTAGAAGAAGAACCATCCGAGGAAGAAGAAAAACCTGAGGAGACTGAGAAACCTGAACCCATAAAACTAGAAGAGTTAAAGATCGAGGATTTTCTAAATGAAGATGAACTTGATAGGGTAAATGACCATCCTGAATTATTGAACGTAGCCTTTGGTCGCGCTATGAAGGCAATGCTGGAGCAAGTAAGTTCTGCATTAAGTGTGATCGGGCCCCTTGAACAAGAAGTAAAGGCCCTTCCCAAGCAAGTTAGTGAAGCCGTAGGTGAACAACTGAATTTCTCCACATTCATAAACAGCTTCTATGACGACAATCCTGATCTTAAAGGTAAGCCTTCCAAGGTTGTACATATGACCTACAAAAGCCTAGCCACAGACGCCCGAAAAGAGGGTAAAAAGACTACACTAGGTGAACTGTACAACCAAGCAGGGGATGAGGTGAGGGAGATGTTAAGCATCCCTAAGGTAGCCGCTAAACCAGGCGAACGTAAACCTGCTTTACCCGGTGCCAAAACACCGAAGCGTATACAGAAAACACCAAAAACCTCTAGCGAAGCTAAAACACAAGCTGAATTGCGAGAATTTCTGGCTAGTCCAGATTAGGAGAGTAAACAATGGCAGATCGAGTAAGACCGCCTTTAATAGTCCGTGCTAAAGAATTCTTTTGGGGCGCCGGTACAGAACACGTAGATGTTATTTCTGGCCTCGACCGCCCCTCACACGATGATCAGGGTTCTAGACCATTGCCCGCTGGTTCCATGGCCGGCAAAGGCGCAGGTCCTGCGGATGGTGTGCAAGGCAATGCCTTTCTGCGTTCTACACGGTATGATGGTGGTAAATTAATAGAATACTACACCGACTATTGGGTAAGTACCCAAACAGGTTCCTTACTAACCGATGGTCGTAAACTAAGAATCAAGTATATTGTTGCCGAGGTTGGCGTAACTGAAAGTTACTGGGTACGTCCTCATGACCATATACTTAAAATCAACCAGTATGCAAAGGGAGCTGTGGACTTCACAGTCTTACTTCCTTCGCTTAATCCCGTAGGTGGGGTCAATACAATCCCCATGGAACTTCAATCCTTCACAGGTCGAGGTCTTGTTGCAGACAACCAAGTAGATCGCCAGTTCTGGGGCCGTGAACTTTATATTGAGTCTCATGGTCAAATAGCAGGTAATATTGTCGTCCGCCAGAGTGTTGATCTTACACAAGCCGGTTATATGTGGACGCAGAGCGCAACACCTAATGAGTGGTATTTGACCCTTGAAGATGGAACTACCCCTGGCCTCGTCAATGACATCTCGTTTTACATTGCCGATGTCTTATCCGCCTCGGCCGTTCCAGGTGCTCTTGCGGCTGGTCAACATGGTTTTGGTGACAACGATACTCTTCTCTTCAATACCTTCTACGTCTTTAGCCTTGTTGATCCTAACATCATGCAGATTCATGCAGCTTATGGTCAGGTTGCTCTAATCACCGTAATCAATGAGAAGTTCCATATAGTCTCTTACTGGGATCAGACTGCTACAGATGCCCGCTGGAACGTATTACAGCAGAGTGTGGTTACCACCTCTACTACGACCACAACTACCACATCCACATCCACCACATCAACCACAACTACCGAGGCTGCGTAATCATGCCCACTAGCCATTTCCGCAAAATACCCTCCATCGTCGGCATTGCCGATAAGCTCGAAAACATCCGTGCTGTTCTTGACGTAGGTGCTGGATTTGGCAAATATGGCGTAATCTTACGTGAACACCTTGATATCCGAAAAGGCCGGCTCGACCGTGACAAATGGTTAATCCAAATTGATGCCGTCGAGCCGTCCAACGTAACGCTGCTTACCAAAGCACCTTACGATAACGTCTACCTTGAACCCATTCAAGACCTGTTAACCTCCCTTGGCGAGTATGATCTAATAATAATAGCGGATGTTTTAGAGTACATGGAGAAGTCTATTGGTCTGGAAGTATTATTGAACCTTTACCATTCGCATTGTAGGCAAGGTATAGCAGTATCCTTCGCGCCGTCTAAAATGCGGAAGTTCTATCCGACACAACCTGAGCCAAAGTGTACCTGGCATCAAAACGATTTTGACCGTGGTTTTAATCGTATTGAATGGAAGGGTACACAACTGGTTTGGCTTTTTAAATAGGAGATTTACATGTTTCTAGGTATGAGAGGTACAGGCGACTGGGTAAACAATGCCCGGCCTGAGAACTGGAGACAGAGTTATTTCATGCTGTTTCCAAACGGCCAAGCACCATTGACGGCTGTATTGTCAATGCTGCCTGGAGCTACAACTATTGACCCGAGACTGCATTGGTGGGAGAAGATGTTTCCCACCCAACGAGCTACGATTGTTAATGTATGGCTCGATGCTGCATTAACTATTCCCTATGCCGGTGGCGGTGTTGCCGGTCAAACCCTTTTCTTCCGTATGTCACAGGTTGACGTAGAGCGGTTCATCGCAACTGATGTTGTTTTGTTTCGTATGGCGGCGGACCTTACTCTTGACGTTCATGGTAGAGTTACTAATGCTATTGCCAATGGTGCGAATAGTTACATTTCTGCTATTCTGCTTGAGGCTGATACCAACAGTGCGGTGCTACCTATTCCCAACACACTTGTCGACTGTGACGTGGCATTAATCATTGGTACTGCAAACGCTGAGGGGTCTAACTCCCCCGATGCGTGGGCCAACGATCCGTATGAACTTTGGAACTACTGCCAGATTTTCAAGCAATCCATTGAGCATACTAACACGGCCCTTGCAACCACGATTCGGTACACCAAAAACAAAAAGAAAGACGACCTGAAAGAGGCACTTGAAGCCTACAATATGAAGATTGAAAAAGCCTCCATCTTCGGTATCCGTACTATGCGTAATGGTTCCAATGGCAAACCAGAACGTACCATGGGCGGTATGAGGCAGTTTATTACAACCAATAACTTTGACTACTCCATGGATGCTACCGTTGCCGGTCAGGCATGGGCACTCGGTGGTGAGGCGTGGCTTGATGCCCGGATTGAGAACATCTTCCGTTGGGGTAATGCCACAGAAAAGTTAGTACTTTGTGGTAGTGGCGCCTTGGCGGCTATTCAGGTTCTTGTCAAAGCTCGTGGAACTGTTGACCTTAACACAGCACCTAAGGCTTATGGGATAGAGGTAGCCACCTGGACAACCATCTTTGGCTCCTTGCACTTCAAAACGCATCCATTGTTCACCATGGAACCTACACTTCGCCACTCTATGTTGTTTGTTGATACTCGGAATGTTAGGCATATACCTTTCCGTCCGACTAAGTTACAACAGGGTATCCAAGACAATGACGCTGACGAGGTAAAAGACCAGTACATAGGTGAACTGGGAATGGAAGTTTATCTTGAGCGAACTCATGGTTGGTTTGACAATGTTGGGAATGATAATAACCTTGCTGCATAATCTTTAATTGGGAGGGGGAGGATTCCTCCTCCCATTTTAGCGGAGGATTAGATGTCTAAAGAAAAACAGGAAATCAAAGAAGGGGATATTTATGAATGTCCGGCATGTAAAGGAGCCGGAAGAAGCTACTGGTGGGAAAAGGAGGAAGAAAAAAAGTCGTGTAATACGTGCGCTGGCCGGGGAACGTTGACATATATTGGTTCTACCGATGATGGAGTAGGGCGATGCTATGAAAATCCCTCACCGCATTATAGGCCTTAGGAGAATATTATGAAACTAGCGATATTATCCCATTTCAGCTCTTTCCAAGACAGCTATGCCTTACACGTAGGCTGGCTTGAGAGGGCCAGAATGTTCGAGTACTTCCGACAGGACTTTGATTTCCTTGTAAACGATAACTGCCGGGATAAAGACTTTCCTCATCAAAAGAACGTCCTGAAAAGAGTCAGCGATAAAAAGAACTTCGACAAGAGGACAAAATTCTTTCTGGACCAATATGTCGAACTCCTACTTAATAAGGACATGACGCCTAAGTACGACATTGTATTCACCGCCGATATGATTTATCAAGCCAAGGGTAACTTTCTTGCCCAGAATAAAGCCATCCGTATTATTGCCGATGAATATGGCGCTAATTGTATTCATTGGGTACACTCTGGCTGGGTACATCCACCTACGCCTGAGCGGACGAAAGAAATGATGGAGAGTGGTGATCAAGAATACCTACGCTTTATGCATCTAGACCCACGGTTTCATAAGATAGTCTGCCTTAGCAATGCCGAAAAGATGGGCATAGCGAGGCAATATGATGTGCCTCTGTCAAGTGTACAAGGCATACATAACCCAAAAGACTTCCGTGCGTTCCAAGACTTTGACCCACTTGCGTGGAAAATAACAAAAGACCTAGAAGTCTGGAATAAAGATGTTGTGCAGATATTTCCTTTCTGCTCGTCAAGGATGGATGCTAAAGGTATTGATGTATTGATTGAGGTCTTTAGTGGCCTGAAAAAAGAAGGTGCGAATATTTGTCTAATTCTTGCCAACGCTAATTATAAATCCCATGAAGGTGAGGTACAGGCAAAAAAGGGTATAATGGTCCAGCATGGATTGGTTGAGGGTGAGGATTTCTTCTTTACCTCTGATATACTTGGTAACACGCCACTGCCACGTAAGGCCGTAGCCGATCTTTTTAGCATATCCAACGTATTTGTCTTTGCAAGCTGGCGTGAGACAGCCTCAAATATCCTTTATGAGGCAAAGATAAGCGGTAACCTGCTCGTCTTGACCAACCGTATACCCGCTATAATGGAGGGTGGTGGTGAGGATGCTATTTACTTTGATGCCACACATCGTACACTTGGTGTTGTTGCGGGTGAAGAAGGGGACCTACAGAACGTATCCTATCATAACAAAGATAGGTACTTTTCCGACCTCTCAAAACAAATACTCGAAAAGCTCCCCAGCCGTAAACATATCTGGGAATGGTCCTATGAAAACATTTGGTATAACGAAATGCAACCTTTGCTGTATGGCAAAGAAGAAAGTGTAGCGGAGGAGAAAGAAAATGTATGAAACTACAAAGTACAATCAGGAGTTATTAGAGAAGTTTTGTGTTGCCTTAAAAATTGATAAAGAAAAGGACTTATTCATAGTTGATCCATTTATGATACACCTCCCCGATGTAA